AAAAACTTTGTTATATTTGCCAGTTTTAGGCAGTTTCAACAAAAACTTGTTGAATTCGGTCGCTGGCGTCGCATAATGTGCCACGCTATCGAGCATCATGGGCCCTATGACATTAGCTTGTGCTCTCACATCAAACTTGTCCAGTGTGTGTTTGGTGGCCTGATACTTAAGCAGTTGATACGTTGTACACCAATTGGCTAGCAATGTTATATAAATGTTAATGCGGTTGCCATGGGCAATGGGTAAACCAGTATGACCAACTGCATAACCCTTGCTACCTAACGACAACAAAATGGGCTGCACCAGGTGGTTATACATGGTTGTGGTTGCTTCTCCATGTACTTTGTCAGCTACGCTCATAGAGATGTCCATTCCTTGACAATTCAATGTTATCTCATCGCCATACTTTACCTCACCCTTCAAAGGATTGTGATGTAGCGAATACAACACTGCACCCCTATATATCGCATACCTCAAACGCCGTAGTTGCTGAATTTTACGTTCAGATCTGTCAGTCGAATTGAAGTAGTACAAGACATCGATCGCTACAACATAGCTGGGCAAGTCATCATCAATGGCATCATAGTCTAGCATGTCAAGGGTGGCGTCAATCACGTATATTTTTTGCTTCCCATTGGTGTAAATCGAACAGTCATGTCCATACATACATCCATACTCCGGTGGCTCATTCAGTGCAAATGCGTTCAAATTGTTGAGTGTCTTGGTATATTTTTCGTCAGATGCAGTGTCAAGCACGCGTGTCGTGGGGCAAAACCAAACCGTTTTGTCAGCCAACAACGACAACTCGTGCTGACCACTGGCACCTATGACCCACAAACAACCACCTGAGATGTCAGCAGCAATACGATCAGTCATAATCTGTCGAGCAGCCGCAGCATAAGGATGACCTTTGTGCATATACTTGGTGACGTCTACGTCGATGGTGCTAGTAGCCTTGCCCTCATGCAACATCTGCACGACGGTGTGGTCGGCATTATTAACCTTAGGAGGTGGAGCTGTGTCAGCAATTTTGTTGTCAACGTTGGGAGCATTATCCTCTTGGATTTTCGCAGCGGCAGCTTGAAGATTAGCGGGATCATGTTTGAAAGTGCATTTGTCACCAGACTTGCATCTGCCGAACTTGTTATAATTAAAACAAAACTTCTGCTTAGGCTTAGCTTTAGGTTTGGGTTGGGCGGCATCTCCATTGCCATATGCAGAAAGCAACGTGGGTGGCACATAGCATGACTCATAATACGGTACACCACGTGTGTTGGCCTTAGTTTCCAGGCGGTACTGCACAGGTTCCATGCCATAAGGTTCAACAAAACTCCAATGCTTTGCTTCCAGATCCAAATACATAAAATCATAGCCATTACGGAAATTCATAGGCACTGACGCTGGAATGGGCTGGGCACCGGGCACAATTCTCATGATGAATTCTGCTGATTCAATAACTATATCTGTCAAATCACCCAGATCA